AGATATATGTACACTAAATCTCCTAAAACATTAGATAATACCAGAGAATTTTGTAAAGAAATGATGAAAGCTAAAAAAGTATATCGCAAAGAAGATATTATTGCTATGGGTAATGTTCCTGTTAATGCAGGATTTGGAATAAACGGAGCTGCTACTTATTCTATATGGCTTTATAAAGGCGGCGCGAGGTGCAATCACAGATGGACTAGAAAAATTTATGCTAAAAAAGATGGGGAAAGTGGATTAGGAAATTCTATTAGTACAAATAAAGCTATAAGTGAAGGCTTTAAACCTCAAAAGAATGATAAAAAGGTAAGTATAGCCCCAAGAAATATGAAATATGAAGGTTATACAGCGGCTTACTGGAAGAAAATGGGTTTTAAAAATTAATTATGGCAACAGTATTATTTATAACGAGAACGGATTTAATAAAAAACTCTATCATTGATGGGAATGTAGATACTGATAAATTTATTCAATTTGTTAAGGTAGCTCAACAAATAGAAATCAAAAATTATCTAGGTACAGCGTTATACGATAAGATAAGTACAGATATTGCTTCAGTAAGTGGATTGTCAGGAAATTACTTAACATTAGTAAATGATTATGTACAACCTATGCTAATATGGTACGCACAAGCAGAGTATATTCCTTATGCTGCTTATTCAATTAAGCAAGGAGGAATTTATAAGCATACAAGCGAGAATGCTGAAACAGTAAGTAAAACAGAGGTAGATTTTCTAGTTCAAAAGGCTAGAAATACCGCAGAATATTATACACAGAGGTTTATAGATTACATTAATAATAATAGTGGTTTATTCCCTGAGTATAGTCAGAATAGTGGAGGTGATGTATTCCCAGATTCAGACGCAACATTTAATGGTTGGGTTCTGTGATATATAAACCGAAAAGTAAAAATATAGTTAAACTAAAAAAGTTTTTAAATGGCATATTGGGTACAAACAAACACATTAAACGCAGAAATAGTTTACAAAAAAACTAAATAATGGCATACGGAGATATTTATAATGACAGTTGGTGGGGCAAAACAGAAGAAGCGAATGGCTGGGGTATTATATATTATTTGTGGGATGAAATTTTTGGATAATATAAAAAGTTAAAAAAATGGCATACGGAAATATTTACGAGGTTAGCTGGTGGGGAAACACTAATGAGGCGAATGGTTGGGGAATCATATACCCTTTTAATGCTGATGCTTCTAATTTTAGAGCAGATACAACTTTAATATTAGCAGATACAACCTTATATACAGCCGATCAAACAGAATATTAAAAAATTAAAAACTAAAAAATGAGTAAACAAACAGTAAATATAGGATCAAGTGCAAATGATGGAACAGGCTCACCGATAAGAACTGCCTTTGACATTTGTAATGATAACTTCACAGAATTATATTCTAGCGGAACAACAGCTCTTGCTTTCAAAATAGAAGGAACAAGTTTTACAGGTTCTTTAATTGTAGGACATAGCACCACAGGTTCGTTAGACAATGCTTATTATAATACCGCATTAGGTATAGGATCAATGGACGCTATAACAAATGCTGATTATAACGTTGCTGTTGGTTATAATGCTGCTACAGCTTTAACATCAGGTGCACAAAATACTCTTATAGGTGGTTTAGCGGGTGATGCTTTAACTACTGGTGGTTATAACACAGCGGTAGGCTATTCAGCTTTAACTACTGAAGATGCACATGGCTATAATACAGCTCTAGGTTATAGAGCTTTGCATAATTTAGACGCTGGCGCAGACGCTTATAATGTAGCTATTGGAGCTGACGCTGGTTTATATATGACAACAGGTGTTAGAAATACACTATTAGGTTCGCAAGCAGGTGATGCAATTACTACAGGTTCTTATAATGTTGCAGTTGGATATGATGCGCTAAGTACTGAGGATGCTGATGGAAGAAACGTAGCTGTAGGTTATCAAGCTTTATTAACACAAAATGCTGGGGCAGATGCTTATAATGTGGCTGTAGGATTTTGGGCTGGTGAAAAAATTACAACAGGTATTTATAATACTATTTTAGGTGGATTAGCAGGTGATGCTTTAACTACAGGCTCTAGTAATGTAGCTATAGGCTACTTAGCCTTGAGCACGGAAGATTTGGGTGGTGCTAATGTAGCTATAGGACATTCTGCTTTAAAAGACCAAGATGCTGGTGATGCTTTCAACACAGCTGTAGGTTATCACGCTGGTAAAACTATTACAACAGGTGCATTTAATACTCTTATTGGTGGTGCAGCAGGTGACGCTTTGACAACAGGTGGTAGAAATATAGCTATAGGTTATAGTGCTTTAGGTACAGAAGATACTGGTAGTTATAATACAGCAATAGGATATAATGCTTTAAGAGATCAAGACGCAGGAGATGCTTATAATACTGCTGTAGGCTATAATGCTGGTGTAAATGTTTCAACAGCTGTTCAAAGCACAATAGTGGGGGCTAACGCTGGAGATGCTTTAACCACTGGTAGTTATAATACTGTTTTTGGTTATAATGCTTTATCTGAAGAAGATGCTCACGGCGGAAATACCGCTATTGGTAGACGAGCTTTAATGACACAAAATGCAGGGGCTGATGCATATAATACAGCAGTAGGATATGATGCTGGTGTATTAGTTACAACAGGTACTCAAAATACACTTATAGGTGGTCTTGCGGGTGATGCCTTAACTACAGGTATGAATAACATAGCTATAGGTTATAATGCTTTAGGTGCAGAAGATGCAGACTCGTGTAATATAGCTATTGGAGCTCACGCTTTAGAAGATCAGAATTCAACCGCTGGAACTGCTTATAATGTTGCGATAGGACATGCAGCAGGTAGAAATGTTACAACAGGTACATATAATGTTATAATAGGTGGTCTTGCAGGTGACGCTATAACAACTGGTATAAATAATATTGCAATTGGATATAATGCTTTAAGTACAAATATAGATGGTGATGCTAATATTGCTATTGGTACTAATACTTTATCAAACATGGAGCCATCAGACGGGGCTAGTTATAATATTGCTATTGGTAAACAAGCTGGATATGCTGTTACAACAGGTACTAAAAATACTATTGTAGGAGGTTTAGCTGGTGATGCTCTTACGACAGGTGTTAGAAACGTTGCACTAGGTTTCAATGCACTATCAGCAGAAGATGGGCATGGTTATAATACAGCAATTGGTACATACACTTTAGCTAATCAAAATGCAGGTGCAGACGCATATAATGTTGCAGTAGGTTACGAAGCTGGTTACAATGTTACAACAGGGGTAGGTAATACCTTAGTTGGTGGACTCGCAGGCGATGCGCTTACTACTGGTGGTTACAATACAGCTTTAGGATATTATGCTCTTTCTGCAGAAGACTCATATGGTTATAATGTAGCTATTGGATATAGTGCTTTAAAAGTACAAGACACAGGGTCAAATGCTTATAATGTAGCAGTTGGATTTGAAGCTGGTAAAGCGGTTTCAACAGGTATTAGAAATACAATAATCGGAGGTGTTGCAGGAGATGCACTTACTACAGGTTCTCAAAGTACTTTTATTGGCTATAACGCTGGTGGTGCTACAACAGACCAAAGTTATAATACAGCTATTGGTGATAGTGCATTAGCTACAAACGTTAATGGTGCTAGAAACGTAGCTGTTGGTAACTCAGCATTAGCAATGATGAATCCAGCAAGTGATACAGATACATATAATGTAGCAATAGGATATGACGCTGGTAATCAAGTCACAACAGGTGTACGAAATACTATTGTAGGAGGTCTTGCGGGAGATGCATTAACTACAGGTGAAAAAAACGTAGCTATAGGTTATAATGCTTTATCAACTGAAGATACTGGTAGTAGGTCTGTAGCTATAGGACACGATGCTTTAGCAACACAAAACTATGATGGCTTGGCTTACAATATAGCTATAGGTTATAACACGGGTGGTAATATTACAAATGGTTTATATAATACTTTAATAGGAAGTTTATCTGGTGATTCAATACAAGGTGGAAGTAATAATGTTGCATTAGGTTATGCAACTTTAAGTGATGAAGATGGACACGGAAGGAATGTTGCTATTGGTGCTTTTTCTTTACAAAACCAAAATGCTGGTGCTGACGCTTACAATGTAGCAGTAGGTTATACAGCAGGTCAAAATATTTCAACAGGTGTAAATAACACTTTATTAGGAGGTGTTGCAGGTACTGCTTTAACTACAGGGTCTTATAATGTTGGTATAGGTAACTCAGCTTTAGCTTCAGAAGATACTGGTACTAGAAGTGTTGCTATTGGTTGGGGAGCGTTGCAACGCCAAGATTATAATGGTGAAGCACTAAATGTTGCTATTGGACATATTGCTGGAGAATATATTACAACAGGTATTAAAAATACATTAATTGGTGGTTTAGCAGGAGATGGGCTTACAACTGGTAGCAATAATGTAGCTATTGGTCATGAAGCCTTAGGTACAGAAGATGGTCATGGTAGTAACGTAGCTGTTGGAAGTTTAGCTTTATCCACCCTTAATGCTGGCGCGGAAGGTTATAATGTAGCTGTAGGACATCAAGCAGCTAGAGTAATGAGTACAGGTGTTAGTAATATATGTATAGGTGGTTTTGCTGGAGATGCTTTAACCTCAGGAGTTCATAACGTTGCTTTAGGATATGAGGCATTAAGCACAGAAGATGCACATGGATATAATACAGCTATTGGAAACTATGCTTTACAAGATCAAAACGCTGCTGCAAATGCATATAATACAGCAGTGGGTTACTCATCTAGTGGTAATATTACAACAG